GCAGGGGAGCGCCTTCGACCACTCGGCCACGTTTCCGTGGACGGTAATACGCAGTAGGCGTTTGATATGCAAGAGAGTTATTCATCTTTCTTATTGCTTAACCTTCGGTGTGTACTCAAGTTGTGTGGCTGACCCTATGCAAGGGACATCACGGCTGCTTTATGATCCTCGAAGGTTGTGTTCATGTAACGCATAACCATCTTTAGATCGCTGTGCCCAAGTAGATCGGCGATCACTTTGGGCGGTACTCCGTTACGCGCAAGGCGCGTAGCGAATGTGTGACGTAAGGCGTAAGGCGACTTGGTAATGCCAAGTTTGTCTGTCACTTTACGCCAGTGGTATCCGATCTGTTTGTTCGTTTCGAAGGGGCGACCTTCGAGTAAGAACGGATACTTGTGCGGCGGCGGATCACTCCGTGGAATTGTTGCGAGTGCACTGTCGTTAAGGGGCACCCGACGCTCCCTAAGCTCTCCGTCTGCGCCCTTGTACGAACCGAGGACTACAGTGTTGTTGCTGAAGTCTACGTTGTCGTAGGTCAGACGCATCGCCTCAATCGGACGCGCACCAGTATGTAAGAGGAAGTTGCAAAGGCGTCGGATGTCAGGGTGCAAGTCGGGAAAGATTGCGTCGATCTCTTCTTGCGATAACGTATCCGTTTTGTGTTTACCTTCGCGCGGCTTCTTCAGTTTAATGGTGTCGCGTAACCCGAGGGATGCGGCAAAGTTTAGTACGCCTTGAAGTTGGTTAAGGTCACGCCGTATTGTTGAGTTGGCGTTGCCCTTGTTGACGTGCTTCTCCTCGACATATTCTTCGATGTCGTTCAAGTCGATCTTGTTGACTTGGTAATCTCCGAAATAATCTACGAGACGCATGACGTACTCCTGTGTTGACTTGCTGCTCCCAGTATGGGGCGACTTGAGATAGCGACGAGCGACTGAACGGAATTTGTTTTGCGCTCCGTGTATGGATTTCTGTCCGAGCTTTATGTGACCCGCTAGAACTTTGGCTTCGTACTCCGCTGCTAATTGTTTTGCGTGTACGTAGTCGGATGTACCCAGTGAGTGTCGGACGCGAAAGCCTTGCCAGTTACCTGTCGCGTAATAGAATTTGCCACCGCTGCGCTTCTTTACTTTGAAGAGTGGCACTTATGATTACTCCTTTCTGTATAAGTTTTCGTATGGGTCAGGCACATTAGCATCGTACGTTCGTGCCCAGTCTATTGGTAGGCCGCCCGAACTTCGGGCATATTCGGTAGGGTCTACGCGTTCGAGGATGTCGTGCATGACGAGAGCAGCTTGCCCTCTAGTCTTTGTGCCGACCTTCTTACATACGGCCCTTACATGTAGCTTAACAGTATTCTCTGCAATATTTAGGACGTCCCCAATATTTTTATTCGCCCATCCTTCGATAAGGAGTTGTGCAGTTACGTGTTGTTTGGCAGTCATAGTTCGGAGCAAAGAGAGTTCGGCGGGGGAAACGGAAGTAGCAGCGTCCGTCTTAACCGTAGCATCCTTACCCTGCTGTAGTAGAAGGTTTGTGATAATGTCGAGCTTGGCTTCAAGGCGAGCAAGCTCGAAACGTAAGTTCTGATTTGTACTAGACATAGTATCATTTTGACCTGTGATAGTTGATAGTTGATAAGGCCCATTGTTCTGTGGGCTATCATGAATGTAGTGTTTATGATACATCTATGTCAACACCTTTCGTTTAGGAAAGGTTCCCCCTGTTGCGTAAGCTGTTGATTACGCATGATTAAAAATTGAAATTAGTTAGTCTAGTGGCAGTGTAAGATAACTTAATGTGTGTCGAGTAAGATGGAAGTGACCATCAACTTGTCACTACTTGGACGCCTCTAATGGCAAAGGTCGTTGAAGCAAAGTCGATCTCGTTTGAGAAACACCTTACTCTTTCGGCGTACATTTCCCAACATTTTAAGAGAAGTGGACGTGCTTCTATCCACCGATAGTTTTGTGAGCAACGTCGAAAGGCAATGTAGTCCTCCCCTTCACAATCTGCTGCAATCTTTTCGGCAGCGTTGCGTGATATGCCCACTTGCTTGGCAGTGCCCAAGACTGTGTTGAAGTTTTTTGTGTAGTGATTACGGCAGACCGTGATCCCAAATGCACGACGGTTATGGGATGACATGAAGTACCGACGACAGCGTAACGCGTTGTCGTCAAGCCCTTCGGTAATGTCAGACACAAACATCTCATATTCGAGTTGTGCTAGTTGCTCTGCATACCTTTTCTTTAGTTCTAGTTCCATATGTACGAGAATAAACTTGCGTACACTGGGGGGAAGATGTCTACTTGCAGACCTTTTCGTGTGTCTCGTTGTGGATAAGTACATCCAGTAATAGATTTTTATCCTGGTGCAGAAGATACTCTACCGTATCCTGGTTGTCGAAGTACATAGGCGAGGCTAGGTCGCAGTACGTATCACCGCTTATCTTTGCGCACCCACTGATTAGCACGGTCAACAAGGTAAGGGTCATCAAGGCTTTTGATTTCATCGTCAATTTCTTTCTGGGTCTTGAGGTTGGAGATGCGCTTCTCGTCTATCTTGCGCTTGATCTTATCTTGCCCCCGAGCGACGCCTGCCGAATAGATGCCAAGCAAGCCGAGTACGAATGAAACGGCAATAAGGCCGTAAAGTTGTAGTTTTGATATGCCGAACATGATTTAGTGCCAGCCTTCTGCCCATGCTTTCAGACGTTCCCTCATTATATACAAGCCAAATAGTATAGTGATGCCTGCAAACCCAAGGATGATGTACTGCGCGTTTTCGTTCATGCCCGAGAGGGCGGTGATAGTTGTGCCTGCGGATGCAGCGACAGTTGCAGCGGATGCTTTAACCGTTTTCGATTGAGCGGGTTTCGTACGCTCTGGTTTCTTTGCCGTAGCTTCAGATAGATTTACGCCTGCCAGCCACTTGGAAACACGGAAGCCTGGGCAGGCTTTCGTAGATACGCGGTTGTGACCTATGACTTTATCGTTCGGTACGTTGAACTGCTCTTGCAACTCTTTGATGAGAGAGTGCAGACGGGCAAGCTGTACGGGCGTGTAGTGTTCGGTTGCTAGGTCGTCAGCGTCAGAGCCGAAGCCACCGATCAGACAGATAGCAATGGAGCCAGTGTTGTGACCCTTCTGAGCGGCTGGTGTCTTTTCAAGAGGGCGACCGACAACTGCTTCACCACTACGTGAGATGACGTACGAGTACCCGATCATGTCAAAGCCACGTTCGCGATGCCAACGGTCAATCTCTTTTAGCTGCTCGTTAATGCCTGCGTCTGCCATCCACTCTGGCCTTGTGGCAGAACAATGTACGACTATCTTGTCGATCTTTCTCATAGGTTAAACTCCCGAAGTAAAGTTTCGTCTTGATGCTCAGGTGTGAACAAATCGGGATTTATTTTAATGGTTAATGGGGGCATGTCGTCCCATCTGCGTGCGAACATAAGTTCGAGATCGAGGGCGACGAATACGTAGACGCCATCGTACGCAGGCTTGCGTGCTTCATTTACCTTGAAGTGATAGCGAGGCTTAGGGTTGGGACGATCTTTACGGAAGTACGGTTCGCGCGAGGACTTAACTTGTACGCGAATGATCTCTCCGTCTGGGTGCGCTGCCCAGAGATCATCGTAAGGAAGGTCTACGTGGCTAACACGAAGTCCTAAGTTCTCTAATATGTACGCTACGTAAAATTCAGCGGAACGACCACTGTAGATGTTTTGTTGGCTAGGCAATCATCTGTTACGCAGAAGTGTCTCCAAGTGAGTAATTGTAGTCTTAGCTGTAGATAGGTCTGAACGGAGTTCTGCGATCTCCCCTAATAGTTGTTCAATCTGGTCGGTCTTTTCGTCCAGCTTTCCAGCTAGTCTATCGACCTGTTGTTTGAGGGTGGCTTGGTACTCTGCGTTCGCGTCCCGCCGTTGTTTCTCTCGCATGGACATGAACGACCAGAAACCCGCGCTACCAATCAATGCGACTGCAATGGTAATGATATGTTCTACACCCACCACAATTCCCTCAAATTCTGCTATCGGCTTTCGGCTGCGAAGCATTAAGCGTAGCAGCAGCCGCCGTTTGTTTCATATCTACACAACGTGTCACGTACGACGCGTTGTCTGGCTTGGTCTGTTCTAACATTTGTTCGTACTCGTAGCGTGCTGCGAGACAAGATGTTTGGTCAGGAAAAAGATTTGGCATTGTGCCGATCTGGTAGTTCGGGCCAATCGTTAGAAGTATTAGAAGTGCGTACATTAGATAAGCCCCCGTACTGAAGCGACGTAGTAGAAGAGGCCGCCTAAGAAAGTTACGAAGATGACACCCGCAGCTATGTAGCCGTACAGTTCTATTCGTTCTTCGTGTGCTTTGGCTGCGGCTCGCTTTGCTTCCGCACGCTTCTTACGCATCTCGGCTTCGAAACTTACGAAGCGATCCCAACTGCCAGGGCGACCGTAGAGCTTCATCATACTTTCAAGATTTTTACGGTTCTCCCTCATCTGTTCGAGACACTGGAAAGCCTCGAAGTCTGACGCCGATTTACCCAGCATTTTATTGAGGGGAGAATTTTTTTGCTTCTCTACTTGCTGTTTAAGTTGTTCTTCACCGTCGATGACCACGCCGATTTTGTCCATTACAGTAGTGAGTTCACGACCGTTTTGGATGCACGTTTTTATAGTGCTGTAAGCTGCGTTACACGCGCTTGCTATTGCGAGGACTTCGGCTACTGGCACGACGAACAACTCCGTTGACTGACACGGTTGTCTTAGGTGTTCGTAAATTTTTCTGGTACGCAGACTTAGCTGCGCGACCACGCTTTGAGTTTGATCTTGGTTTACGTGCCATTCATAGAACATAACGGATATGCAATAGACTTGTCGTCCTAGATCAGACCTTTCTGAAGTAACAGAGCTGTGTAGAGTTGACGCCAATCTTTGAGACGCATCACGACAAGACTGTCGTTAAGCGCTTCTTGGTTACGTCTTGTGATGACGACTGGAGCTTCGGGTGATCGAGTGTCTTTGATGTTGCGTTCGGCCTGAGCCATAGCGTCCCGAAAGTTAAGACGTTCTACGCGCTTGGCTTCTATGAATATTTCGGGTGTACCGAGAATGTCAGCACCGCCTGCCTGTAGACCAATCTTTCCGCCCCCGCTAAGGGGCGCACGTTGGCAACGATCTTCACAGAAGATGTGTTCATTGAACCACTTTGCTAAATCGTTTTCGTACTTGTCGCCTTTGCGCTTCTGTGGATTTCCCATTTACCAAGGAACCTCTGGTTTGTACGGCCCCCTACGAGCCTGTGTTTCATTGTGCTGCTCTTCGTACGAAACGCGTGCAGCGTCTGCCTCCCTGTCTAGGCATGGGTCACACCTAAACTGGTTCTTTGGTCTTGCCTTCGTACACCCGCACATAAGACAAGGCCGCTTCCATTTTTTTGGACGCGGCTTTATTTGGTACTTGGCCCCTGGAAAGTATTGAAGGTTGAGGCGCATCAGTATTCTCTTGAGCGTGTCTAAACACACCGAGTATCGTTCTGCTAATTCTTTGTGCGTGA